AAATCAAAACTGTCCAAGGTATTACAAAAATGTTAATAACAAGAGCATCTATTATGAATAACGACATAATACGAATTGATACAAGTGTATCTTCTGCATTAGGATTACCACCTGATTTAGATAGAATTGCAAGAGCAGAAAATTTTGTAGAAGATGGAAAAATAGATGCTAGACGTGATTAATGGATATTGTACAACTAGTATCTGATTTTGGTTTTGCTACAGTTATGGTTGTTGGTCTTGGTTATTTTGTTTATTTTGTTTGGCAAACTATTAATAAAGTTATTGATCCTGCTGTACAAGAAATGAAAATAACAATTATTAGGCTAACAGACCAATTAAGGCTGCTAGATCAAGATATGATAAGATTACAACAGAAGGTAAATACAGTCCTTGAGTTAAATGAAAAGAAAATTGACAAAACAAGAGAGAATAAAAGAAGAAGCAGCAAAGGCTAGAATTGCTGTGTGGGCTTTTTTAATGGGTTGTATTCTATTAATTATAATTATTAGTTTAAATTTAAATGCAGATCAAATGACTCACAAGTTTAAGAGTCCTAGTTTTAGTGGAAATAATACAAGCTCTCATTATTTCACAGCAGAAAATCAAGAGTTTAATAGAAAAAAAGCAATTAAAGATGAAATCAAAGCCTATCAAGAAGAATTGGCAAGAGAAGCTGACAACACAACACTTGCAAGATTTATAAGAAATTTAGAAAGTCGTATATACGCACAATTATCAAGACAGTTAGTTGAAAACTTATTTGGCGAAACAACCTCTACAGAAGGCACTATTGAACTTGAAGGTAATATTATTACTTATGAGTCTGATGGTGAATATATAACATTGGTCATTACAGATGCAGATGGAAATACAACGGAAATTACTTTGCCTATTGGTTCTTTTACTTTCTAGCTGTGCATTTGTTCAAGTTGAATCTCAACTAAATAGACAGTTATTAGATAAAGAAGCAAAACTAACCAGTATTTTAGACATTCAATCTAATGATTTAAAGAATGTACCTGTGCCTAAACGCAAACCTATTATTGCTGTTTATCCTAATAGTTTTACAGATCAAACAGGACAACGCAAAAGCAACAGCGAATTTGCTTTATTTTCAACAGCTATAACTCAAGCACCAAGTTCATTATTACTTAGAGCTTTAAAACACGCAGGAAATGGTGAATTCTTTAGAGTAGTAGAAAGAGTAGGTTTAGACAACTTAACAAAAGAACGACAACTTATACGTTCTGCTAGAAAAGAATTTAATCAAGACGATATACAACCACTGTTATTTGCTGGTTTAATATTAGAAGGTGCAGTAATTGCTTATGATACAAATATTAGAACTGGTGGTGGTGGTGCAAGATATCTTGGTATTGGAAAAAGTGTAGGTTATAGAGAAGATGTTGTAAGCGTTTCATTGCGTTTAGTATCTACCGCAACAGGTGAAGTTTTAATAGAAGTTTTATCTCAAAAAACTATATTTAGTTATGCAAATAATGATGACGTTTTTAAATTTATTGAATTAGGAACTGAACTAGTTGAATTAGAATTTGGGGTAACTTATAACGAATCAACAACAATAGCACTTAGCAAAGCAATTGAAGGTGCTGTATTAGAATTAATTAACATTGGATATAGGAGGAAATTTTGGAATTAAATAATACTATTTACCAGTCAAATAAATATTTATTAACAATATTTATTTTTTTATCATTTCAAATGATAGCTGCAGATAATGAAATATATGTAGACCAGTCAGGTGCTACAGCAAATATAGATTTTGAACAATTAGGTTCAGGCAATATTATAGGTGGTGCTAATGCAGCAGCAGGAAGTATGACAGCTTTAGACCTTGATGGTGCATCTATGACCCTAGACATTAATCAAATAGGTAACACTAATAAATTTTTAGGCGACATCTACGCTGATTCCTACACTGGTTTTTTCGAATTTACAGGTGACACTAATACATTTAATATGCAGACTGACCCAAATAATACTTTTGGTGCTGATTCTTCTAATGTTAATGTGCAAGTTACAGGTTCAGGTAATACATTCACACTAAGCCATGCAACCGCAGCTTTGGCTGCAACGCTAGACCTTGATTGGACTATTCAGGGTAGTAATAATACTATTACTTCAGCTATTGACTATGATGGTGCGACTAACTTTATGGACATAGATGGTTCAGATAACACAGTAACATTTGATGCTGATGGATATGCAGGTGGATATTTTTATTTAGACCACACAGGCGGTAGTAGAACATTTAATGTACAGCAACAAAGCACACAAGATAATGACTGGCTCAAAATCACTAGCATTGGTTCTAGTGGTACTGTTTGTGTCATTCAAAACGATCAAGGCAACAGCACAAGTTGTTAGTATTGGCGATATATCTGAACTAACAGGCAACGCACAAGTCGTAAGAGACAAGCCTTATGATGCAGACCTAAAGTTTGCAATTCAACAAAATGATCAAGCCGTAACATCAAACGGCAGAATGGCTATTACTTTTCTTGATGATTCTACTGTTAGGCTGACAGAACACTCAAAGCTAATTGTTGATGAATACATCTACAATGCTGATCCAAGCAAATCTAGAATGGCATTGACTTTTGGTGTTGGCACGGCAAGGTTTATCACTGGAAAATTAAGTAAGATAGACAAAAAAAACATAAAGTTAAAAACACCCACAGCAAACATTGCAATACTTGGAACAGATTTTACCGCAACAGTAGACGAGCTAGGGCGTTCTCTAATCATTTTATTGCCTGATTCTATGGGATTATCTAGTGGCATGATAGAAGTAGCCACAGCGACAGGCACAGTGCGTTTAACTAAGCCCTTTGAAGCTACAACAGTGTCAGTATTTGAGAGTTCGCCTAGCAAACCAGTCATTTTAGACCTTACCTTAGACATTATTGACAATATGCTTATTGTTAAACCGCCTGAAGAAAAAGTTACCGAAGAAACACAACAGGACTCTAGCAAGTCATCTAGCTACTTAGACTTCAACGATCTTGATGTTGACTTTCTTTCTGAAGAATATCTTGATAATGAAGCTGACATACAATTTACAGAACTAGATATAAATTATCTTGACGGTAATTTCTTAGAGGACTTGCTAGACATAATAGATTCACTGGCAGTTGGTAAACAAGAAGATGAAGTGGCACAGGATGCAACTTCTATAAAAATTACTGGAACTAAGATAGGTCAAGACACAGAAACAGGTATTACCACATTTATTACAGGACAGATGGTTACGCTTATGCGTACTGGAAATGACAATGCAAGGTTAGATTTAGATGGAAGTGGAAGCTATACTGTAATAATAATACAAAATGGAGTTAGTAAAACTGTTTTAATAAATGGTGGCAGTAGTAGCAATATTACTATAACTCAAAGTGATTAATGAAGAAGTTAATATTTACAATACTTATAATATTGCTTGGTTTACCTATGTATTACCAAGCTAACCTATTACAAATATTAAAACTTAAAACTTTTGACTATCTAATACCTGAAAAAAAATCTACAGGATATTTTACTATTTTAAATATATCTGATGAAGATGTTAGAGCAGAAGGTGGCTATCCATTTCCTAGAAAAAGATTAGCAGAAATACAAACACAGTTAGTTGAAAAAGGTGCTTTGGGTGTAGGTTGGGTTATTGCTTTTGTTGATAAAGATAGATTCGGTGGTGATGGTGCTTTTGCTACAAGCCTTAGATATGCTCCAACAGTCTTAGCTATGTTTGAGAGTGAAAGTGGTGAATATCCGCCTACTACAGGAACTGTTATACTGGGTGACAATATAACTGGCATAGAAGCTACTGGTGTTACTCAAAACATACCTATGCTTAGAGTTATTGCAGCACAGGGCATAGCTTCTGCACCTACAGAAGTAGATAACTTGGTCAGACAAATACCTTTACTTATGCAAACTCCTAATGGATGGGTAGCATCTTTTGGTACTGAAGTTCTAAAAACATTAGCACAACAAGAGACATACATAATTAAAGGCTCTGCATTAGGCATAGAAGAAATCGCAGTCAGAGGATTGCCACCCACTAAGCTAGATAAGTATGGCAGACAATGGATTAGTTGGGTAGACACGCCAAAAACTACATTGCAAGAGATGAATGTTGAAGGCAAGTTTGTTTTTGTAGGTGTCACTGCTCGTGGTGTCATGCCACAAATTGCAACTCCTGCAGGTTTATTAGAGCCACATAAAATACAAGCAGCGTTAGCTGAATCTATATTAATACAAGATAGTTCTTATATACCTGATTATGCAATAGCAGTAGAAGCAGTATTATTAATATCACTGATATTAATATCTTGGATTATAATAAATATTTTTGGAATATCTCTAGGAATACTATTTACCAGTCTATTATTTTTTTCTACAGCAAGTGGTGGTTATTATTTAATACAACAAGGTTTATTAATTGATGTTACTTGGTCATTAATATCACAGTTTATAACTGCATCTACTGCATTTTATTTAAGATTTAGAGCACAGTATAAACTTAGACAAACAATTAAAGGACAGTTTGGTAAATATCTTGATCCAAGGACGGTTAAGAAATTACAAGATAATCCAGAACTCTGTCAAGTTACTGGCAAAAGGGTTGACTGTTCTATTATATTTACAGACCTTAGAGGTTTTACTAGTTTATCAGAGTCAGTAGAACCAGAAATGGTGACGTATATAATGAATTCTGTATTAAATGTACAAGTACAAGCAGCTAATAAATATTTTGGTTGTACTGATAAGTTTATTGGAGATGCTGGTATGTTTCATTGGAATACAATTATTCCACAGGATGATCATCATAATCTTGCTTTAAAAGCAGCAAAAGAAATAGAAAAAAATATTGACGAGTTAAATATTAAATTTGCAGAAGAAAATATACCAGAAGTTGCTATTGGTATAGGTGTAAATTCAGGAGTTTGTATAGCTGGTAACTTTGGAGCAACAGATAGATTTGCATTTAGCCTTATAGGAGACCCCTGTAATGTTGCAGCTAGATTAGAATCAAGTACAAAAGTTGCTGAAGTAGGAGTCTTAATAGGTGAAGAAACTGCCAAATATAGTGATTTTAAGCTACAATTATTAGAACCTATAGAGGTGAAAGGTAAATCTAAACCATTACAGGTTTACACATGGGCATAAAATATGAGTAAAGTTTTAATAGGTGTAATAGCAGTTATGTCAATAATTGGATATTTTTTGTGGAATGAAAATTCTAGATTATCTGCTCTTAACCAAGCATTTGAACTAAGAGATCAAGAACAAAAAGAAGCTATTAAAACTTTGCAAGAAGATTTTAAAACGCAATCAGAAGGTTTATTAGAAATACAAAAAAGAAACAACGAAATACAATTAGAAATGACTCGTTATCTTGATATATTTAAAAGACATAACTTAACTAAATTAGCTATTGCTAAACCTAATTTAATTGAAACAAGGGTAAACAATGGAACAAAAAAAGTATTTGATAGCATCGAAGAAGTTAGCAGGACTATTGATGGTCTTGATGATAATCTCCAGTTGCAGTCTGTTTCCGAGTAGACAGCAAGTAGAAATTATTTCTAAACCTATAGAGCGATCTATAGCACAACCAGTAATGCCTCGTGAAATATCTTTAAACGATCCTTATTGGTATGTTGTTTCAGATAAAAACTTAGATGAGTTTCTTGCACGAATAGAAAAAGATAGTGGTAATGTTGTATTTCTTGCAATGTCAGTACCTGACTATGAGTTAATGGCATACAACACACAAGAATTAAAACGCTATATCAGTGAGTTACAAGAAGTTGTTGTATATTACAGAAAGGTAACTACACCACAGGGGAATAAATGAATATATCAAATGAAGGAATATCTCTTATAAAAAAATTTGAAGGTTGTGAATTAGAAGCATATTACGATGCTGTAAATGTTTTAACAATAGCTTATGGCAGAACTAAAAATGTACAAGCTGGTGATACTTGCACACAAGAACAAGCTGATGCTTGGCTTGAAGAAGAGTTGCATGAGTATGGTGGATATGTAAATGATGCAGTTACAGTTGATTTAGAACAAAATCAGTTTGATGCTCTTACATCTTGGACATACAATTTAGGTCCTAGTAATCTCAATAGCAGCACAATGTTAAAAAAAATTAATGAAAAAGATTGGAATGAAGTGCCTAATCAAATAAAGCGTTGGAATAAAGCAGGTGGAAAAGTATTAGAAGGTCTTGTTAGAAGAAGAGAAGCAGAAGCTCTTTTATTTCAAGGTGAAGATTGGAGTGAAGTGTAATGCCTTTAGCCAAGTATGTTTTTAGACCTGGAATTAATAAAGAAGGTACTAACTACAGCAATGAGTATGGTTGGTTTGATGCTGACAAAGTAAGATTTCGTAAAGGTAAACCTGAACGTATAGGCGGTTGGGATAAATTTACTGATGCAAGTTTTATTGGAACTTGTAGAAAACTATATCCATATAAAGCTATTGATGGTGATCAGTTTGTAATACTGGGCACTCATCAAAAATTATATGTTCTTAATGGAAATGTTTATTACGATATAAATCCTATTAGAGCTACTTCCACTAATGGAGTTGTATTTGCAGCAACTAACGGATCATCTACTATTACAGCTACTGATAATGCACATGGAGCAGTTGCAGGAGATTCTGTTACTTTTGCACAGGCTGTAAGTTTAGGTGGATTAATTACAGCTATTGTTTTAAATCAAGAATACCAAATTGATTCTGTGCCTACTGCAGATACTTATACTTTTACTGCTAAAGATACTGATAATAATATTGTTACTGCTAATTCAAGTGATA